GCCGCTTAATCCTGAAAACCATGTGTGATAACGTCAAGTCCGGAGCGATTGACTTGAACGAGTTGCTTAACGACATCTCTGTTCCTGCTCTCGAAGTTCCCGAACTTGACGTTGTAGTATCCAAACCTAAAGAGTCCGACCTTTTTGCCGAAAAGAAGCATAAGGCATGGCACGAGGGTAATGCTATTGAAGCGCGTTGCGACTTCGCCCCAAACAAGGTGCGCATCTCTTATCGCCATCCATCTTTCGGCATCATATCGCTCTGGAAGAAGTCGCTCTACGGTCGCACTCTCACGGAGATTAAGGCTGATGACTATATGATTGAGCGGTTCGCCACAGGTGTCGCCAATCTTATCGGTCAGGTACTCGGGCACTCGCTCGCCTCAGGCGACTGGTGCATTGTTACGTCACCGAAGCGACGACACAAGACTCACAATTTTGCTTCGCTCATTGCAGCTCAAATCGGTGAGATATTGCACATTCCGTTTTACGAGGATGTGGCGCAGTGCCACTCCAAGCATCGTGTCGGGGCGGTGTTCTCCTTTGGCGCACAACCGCCTACCGAAAGCAACATCATCGTTTTCGACGATTTTGTTACCACCGGCGCCACAATGATATCAATGAAAAATCTTCTCGAACCTCTCGGCAAAAACCTCGTGTTCTTTACCGGGATAAACAACAAACTCTAACGTAGAGTCTTCCAATCTTTATAATCATTAGATTTGTAGTCCCTATATTGAATAAGCTCGATTGAATCATTGCTTCCCCACATATTGAACTGATTCAAGTCGGCAATATGTCGAATATCATTGGCAAAATCAATATCATTCATGGATATTACTGCATCTCCATATTCAATCCAATCGTATTCTGAAATATTGAAATAATCTAATGCCTCTTTAATCAATTTATCAGAGTTGATGCAATGTAATCTATTCTCTTTACTATTTCTTGTATATTCAATGTACTGCTTATGTTCTATTTTATATCTGGAAAGTTTCACTATAATACCCCAATAATATAATTTAGATGCTACTTGTTCCCAATATGTATATGACAGTTCTAGAATATCTAACGCAGATTTGACTTGATTAATGTCTATTCTTTCGCGTAGAAATTTGATAGTTCGGTCTTTGTCATAATTATAGAAATCGCGGAAATACGCAAAAAATAGCATACTATTATATCGTGTAATAACATTATGCGCTTCCCGTAGTTTTCTCTCTTTTTTTGTCTCAGCTATTCTTCTGCCAAGTTTCATATTCATTTTTCCAAAAGAATAGAAAAGATTGCCTACGGAATACTTAAACTGGCCTTTTGCAGATCTTCTCATCGAATTTTCTGCATTAATAATAAAATATATCGGCAGTACCCAAAATATCAAAATTAAAAGAATTATGTCCATATTAAGCGTTTTTTGTCTTTTAAGATGCCAAAGATACAAATTAAATTTGTTTAAGACAAAGATAATTAGTCATGGATCACAAATTCACTGAACTTATAGGCAAATGGCTGGAGACAGCCGCCGATGAGCGTGACTACAGCGTCGGCGCTCTCTACCTCCTGAAACTGAGTGGCAATGCCATCATGTACCGCAACATCATCGCGGCTCTCGATAAGCGCAAGGACTTTATCGAGTATCAGCTTCAAAAGTATTACAACTTCCGTGTGCAGGAGTTAACCCATGCGCAGGTCGTTGAGATGGAAACCCAAGTCGAGGAAATTGTGGCTGAACACATTCCTCTCGCAGCAAAGGCTGACGAGGAGCCCCAAAAGGGTAAACGTTCAGACCACGACCAACTTCCGGAGGATATTCAGGCGAAGTACGTTGAGAACCTATCGCTTCTGCAACGTATGCGCGAGCTGCATCTTCGGCTTCGCACAATGTCAACCGAAGACTCGACTTGCCCCGACAGCGAGCGCTATCCGTTCCTCAAAGAACTTATAGAACTCGACAAGAAGTTACACGCCAACTGGGAGGCGTATGACCATTACGTCATTTCTTCCAACCCCTCGGCTGATGCCTCCGCCACGCCCGTTTCGACGAAATCGAAAGCCAAATCGAAGAAAGCCGCTAAGTCATAATGCAACGAACTGCTTCAATATCTGACATTCTGAAACCGCTATCTCAGAAACCGTTTCAGGCGTACCTTTCAACAGCTCTACAAGTTGCCGACGTACTGGAGTGGATATTGGCGCAAGTGGGTGTAGCTGAAATCTGGCAAACATCTTTCTCCATCTCCGAAGAGTTCCTTCGCAGACTTTATTTCATCACTCGCGACAAAAAGGTCAGCCGCATTAATCTTGTACTCGACCATAAGGCAACCAACAAGACTCTCAAACTTTGGAGCTTCATCATCCAAGTTATTGAGCGCACTTATTTGGCTGACAACCACTCGAAAATCCTTCTGGTTAAGGGCGAGAACGGCACCAAGGTTGCCGTTGTTACCTCGCAGAACCTTACCCGAGGCAACCGTGCCGAGTCTGCTTTCATCAGCACCGACCCGGCTATTTTCGACAATCTTTTTGCACAAGTCAACGATTTAATCACCAATCATTCCGTTCCGCTAAATGACTTATTCAGAGACCGTATTACAACAGATTGAAAAGTTTGCTGCCATCTATTTGAAGATAAGCGACATCGCCGTAATACTTGATATTCCGGCTGATGTGCTGCGTTCAGACATAGCTGACCGCACAACCGACGTGTCGAAAGCCTATCGACGGGGCAAAGCCGCATCGAAGGTCAAGCTTCACTCTCAGGAGATGATGCTTGCCCAAGTTGGCTCTCCACTCGCCATCGAAAATGCCCATCGCAACCTTCTCGACATGGAAGATGACGAATAAAAAAAGAGATGGGCTTCAAACCGCAGCGTTTAAGCCTCACGGACCCATCTCTAAACTCCTTTGATTGCAGTATAGCTGGATTTTCTGCAATGGTCGCTGTATTACGTCCAACTAACAGCTTTGGCTATTCCTCGGAGTTTTGTTTTGAGAGCCGGAGGTCGGCGCGTCCTCCATCAGTCAAGCAGGTAGCCATCCTTACTTCCGCAATAAGCCTTTAATCTCGTGGCATCTCAAAAGCCTATCCCACACGCGCATTAGGGCATAGTACTGTCGGAACTTCTAAGGGGGTTGCCAGTCATACGTCCGACAACTGGTGGGAGCGCGAACTTCCCCATAGACGACGCAAATTTACAAATTAATTTTCTTATGTCAACACCAAGTGCCATAGAAGTTTGCCGTGCCGACCTCTTCACAAAAGAGGACGAGCTTGCGCAGCGCTATCCGCAAATCATTGTGGAGAAGGTGTTGCGTGTGCGTGAGATGTACAACTGGTTCATCTCTAACCCCGACGCAACCGACCGTGAGTTCGTTGCCGAGGTCATGCAACGCCATCCCATTTCTCGTGTTACGGCTTACAGCGATCTTGCAATATGCAAAACGCTTCTGCCTACACTTGCCACCGCAAGCCGCGATTTCCACCGCTGGCGATACAATGAGATGATTCTCGCCACTTACAAGATGGCGGAGAAGCGCAAGGACACGAAGACCATGGAACGGGCGGCGTCATCCTATGCCAAGCACAACCGCGTTGACTTGGAGGATGAACAAGCCATGCCATACGACATGATTGTGCCGCAACCGTTCACTGCTACCGACGACCCACGTGTTCTCGGCATCGAACCTATCCCCAATATACAAGAAAAAATCTCGGCTATGATACAAAAGTATCGTGCCGAGACCATTGATATTGAGGATGTTCAATTCGAGGAAGTTGACCTCGAACTGGATACACTATTTCCTGCAAATTCTAATTCTTCGGAAACCGACGAATAAAAAAACGGCTACACTTTCCGGAAAGCATAGCCTAAACATTCATTTTGCATTAACGCTTTTATGGCCGTTCGTTACCAATCGGACAGTAACACAAAATGAATATCTAAAGCAAAGTTACAACTTTTTTCCATGAGTGACAAACGCATATATTTCAACAAGCCGCAGCGACTGACGCAACTCATCGGCGCCAACACCACCGTTATCGTTGCCGGCCGTCGTACCGGTAAGACGGACTCCATCGCCGCGCCTTTCGTGCTCCGCAATATGCAGCGTATGCCGGGCAGCACAGGCGGCATCTGTGTGCCGACTTTCAAACACGGTCTGACAAACACCATCCCGGGGTTGCTCGCTGCTTGGAAACGTTGGGGATTTCTAAACGGTGTGCATTACGTGATTGGTCGGAAACCGCCCAAATCGTTCAAGCAACCTATAATCCAACCGAGCGACTATGAACACGTCATTTCGTTTTACAACGGCTCTTGCGCCATCATCATCTCGCAAGACCGCCCCGGCTCGTCAAACTCGTTGACTCTCTCGTGGCTGCTCGTCGATGAAGCCAAGTTCATTGACTATCAAAAGCTAAAAGATGAAACGCTTCCTGCCAACGGCGGTATTAAATCTTACTTCGGGCATCACTCGTTCAATCACTCAATCATGATATTGAGCGATATGCCGCAGACGCAGCGCGGCTCATGGTTCTTGCACTATCGCGACAAGATGGATGCCGAACTGATAAAAACTATTGAGGGTACGGTCTATGAAATCTGGCGCACCAAGGAACGGATCCGCCAACTCAATAATCGTGGCGAAACCGTTCCCGAGTATCTGAAAGGCTACCTCCGTCGCCTCGACACTAACCTCAATAAGATGCGCTCCGTAGCGGTTTACTATAAGGAATACTCCTCAATAGAAAACCTGCAACTGCTTGGTGAAAACTACATCAAGCAGATGAAGCGCGACCTCACACCTTTGACATTCCAAACCTCTATCCTTTGTCAGAGGATCGGAATAGCCAAAGACGGTTTTTATTCGTCGATGCGCGAAGCTCATAAGTACGATGCAAGCAACTTTGACACCCTCGACGCCGAGTTTAAGAAGTTTGCTGACAGCCCTCTTAACTCTTCACTCTCAACTCTTAACTCAACAAGCGACAGCGACGTTGACCCCGACGCTCCAATTTGCATCGGTATGGACTACAATGCAAATATCAACTGGATTGTTGCGGGGCAACCGCGTGAACGCCGTCTCAACGTCATCAAATCTTTCTACGTGAAATTCGAGCACAAAATCCCGGCACTCGTTGCCGACTTTTGCGACTACTACCGCGACCATCGCAACAAAACCGTAGTGTTTTATTACGATGCCACCGCTCTCGGCTCTAACTATGCCGTAAACGAGCAAGATTTTCGCTGGGTAGTAATCCACGAATTTGAAAAACATGGTTGGCAAGTGGAACCGGTCTATCTCGGCAACCCGATGCGCCACGATGAAAAGTATCTTCTCATCAACCAGGGCTTCGCCGGCAAGCAGCGCCTCATACCGTTATTTAACCGCTCCAACAATGAAGACCTTATCCTTGCCATCCAGTCGGCAGGAGTCAGCCGCGGGCGCAACGGTTTTCGCAAAGACAAGTCAGGCGAAAAACTCGCCGAGAGCGAAGAAGCCCTCCTCGAGCACCGCACCGACGGCACCGACGCCTTCGACACCCTCTACATCGGCGCGGAGAAATTCCCCTTCCACGACTCTTTCTCGCTCTCCACCTCCGGCGTGGTATAAAAAAGTTCCGCCTCTGTCAGCAGGAAAGACATTGGCAGAACCCAATCGGGCTTGTGAAATGACACAGCTACTTCACAAAGCGAAACTTTTAAGCAAAGTTACAACCTTATTTTGATTAATCAATTAAAGTTCATACATTTGCAGTAGAGCATCGTCAACGGATTAAAGCCTTATATCGGATGTAGATAATCTACATGACTGATGGAAGAAATGCCGCCCTCCGGCGATGTTATACTTAATGATCATGGACGAAAAGATTAAACAATGCACGGTACTATATGAACAATTGCAGATGCAATGCTGTGGTGAGCCTCTGCGTGTCGGTACTATTGCTAAACTAACTGCCAATAAACCGTTTCGTGAAGTTGGCATATTCCGAACGGATTTCTTTGAAGAACATCATGAGTCAAGCGAATTTAAGCTTCGAGGATTGATAACAAGCATCAAAGCAATTTTTGTAGATAAATTCGCAGATGAGAGTAATCGGAATACGGACAATCCCAATAATAGCTTTTCAATTTATGAAGCTCAGTATATTGATGCCCGCAATGATATTGCTGACTACAACGGACGTAATGCTCGCGATGTTATTTACTATATAATTGTTCTCCAGGATGTAGAAGTTAGCCAAAATCCATTGAGACATTATGGGAACGAGACAGATGCGGCATTATGGAACAGACCACAGATCAAAGTGAGATATTGAGGTAGGTAGCCGTCGGTGCTCCATAGGAGAGGGAAACCGAATAATTCAGAAGCGGTTCTGCCGAGATCAAAACCATAGGATTCGAGCGACGGACGGACAAGTTCGGGATGTCGGCATGGTTGGTTGCTTAGCCGAGAGCAAGTGCCTTCTGGACAGTATAAGCAGCTCCCGGCGAATGCTAAAGCACGGCCATCGTATTGTGCCTCCATGTCCAATAATTTCTTTTCGAGACGTAGACGCTCAGGTCGGAAAAATTGTTTTACCTCTGAGAATGGAATTTCCTTGCCATCAGGAATAATTTTCGTGGCAACCAAAAAGACATTGGAGTATTGTCGAAGTTCCGCCATCGTATCATGAGCGAATGGTGGACACGACCAAAGCTTACCATAATTGCGGCACTCTTTGCAATATTTTATAAAACACTCTGAATTAGAGTATTTCCGGATATATTCTTCAGTTGAAAGTGAGGTCGTAAAATCCTCTGTACTATAGGTGAATGTCAATTTCTGGTCTGTCATGGCAACTCATTCGATGCTTATATTCAGCAAAGGTACTTCATCTTTTGGGAATGTTTCATTGCCGAAATTTCGCAGACCCGAATATTAACATCATTTACATTGATAGTGCCTGAATTTTGCCCAACTGCCGCTTATCTTTGTGCCAAAGAAACTTCAAAACGACATTGAAGTGAAATTTAATTGTCTAATCCATAAATAACTACAACTATGTTTTTTGTTTTAGTCCTTATAGTCTTCGGCATGTCAACTCTCGGCAGCATGACCAGCTCTCGCCGCCATTGATACTGCAAACGTGACAACCAATTCAGTTCAGTTGATCATGAAACATATCAAAATGCGTGCGCTCTACTTCAAAGCAGTGAAACCTGCAATGAAAGAGCTGGATGTAGATGAAGACCTCTACAATGCTTTGTGCAACGGGGCACCCGATGCACAACTTTTGCAGATTATGGGCATCCCATACATGGCATCCTCAGTCCGTCGCATACAGATACAGTGTGATGGCAAGCTCATCTACAGCTCCCCAAACCGTGCTGCCGTAACATACGCTTGCGACGCCCAGCCATGGTAATCCGGCGTCTGCATCCACTAAGCAACACTATAGTAACAAATTAGGCACAACAGTCAAAATATCGCAAATAAATATCCACTATTTCTTTGTATATCTTGCCGCCTAATTAAAAAAATTATGTTATCTTTGTGGCTAAATAAACGGCCTGATTCTCTCCTAATAAACAATCATTACGCAAAAAGAATTGAAAAAGTTGCTTAAATTTCAATTGCAAGTTTATTATTTTTTTAAGTGTTTTGATTGACCTGAAGTAATGAAAATGAGCTTAAATTAAATTCAGTAGAATGAGATACTGTTTTTCTGGACATGAATCTTTTCAGTGCAAATCGCTTTGGTTGAAGAAAGGTTTTGACTATCTGCGGAATGGCAACAAGTTTACAGATGAAGATGCTGTGGCTAAACTTGGTGTGGGCAAGAATATGGTCGCCTCTATTAGGTTTTGGCTCAAAGCTTTTGGGCTAACCACTAATGATGTCATAACACCTATAGCGCAATACCTTCTTGATACTGAAGCTGGGAAAGATCCATACACAGAAGATATTACCACCTTGTGGCTACTTCATTTTTTAATTGTATCAACTGAGGCCGCAAGTTTATATTCCTTGCTTTTTGTTGAATATCAACGTGAGAAGAAAGAATTCACTCGTGCAGATCTTCAAGCTTTTATAAAGCGCAAATGCAATGTTCCCGAACAGAAAAATGTCTACAACGAAAACACTGTAAAAAAAGACATTGGAGTTCTATTGAAGAATTATGTTGCGCCAAGTGATCTAAAGTCAATTGAAGACTTTTCTGCGCTATTGATATCATTGAACTTAGTAACCTACAAAGGGAATGATGTATATGCATTCCAAGAAATCAAGGAGTCTACTATCAATCCAATGGTAATACTTTTTGCGTTGGTCAGACTCAAAGGAAATGATAGAACAGTCTCATTTGATACTCTCCAGATATTATCATTAATCTTCTGTTTGCCAATAACCTCTCTTATTGGGATTATTAAATCACTCGAAAAGCAACTGCCAAATGTTATCGTATTTTCGGATAATAGCGGCATTAAAAACGTTCAATTTCTAACAGAAGTTGATGAGATTGAAGTCTTGAATAATTACTATAATTCTTTATGAGCTATATACCATCCATAAATATAGAGCAAAATACAGCTGACCAATTTCAGTACATTGTTACTGAAAATGCTAAGCTAGTATTAGCAAATATCGTCAATGGATTTAGTGCTGGGCATCACGCTTTTACGGTAATTGGTACATATGGGACTGGCAAATCCAGCTTTATTGTAACGCTCGAGAACGACTTAATCAATGACGCAAAAGTTCTTATCAAAGATAAAGCTGTCTTTGCAAAAGTTGAAGGCTTCGAGTTTCTAAATATTGTCGGAGATTATGCATCATTGGCTCGACTAATTTCTGAGAAATTGCACTCAGAATACGATAATGCCATTGATGCTCTCCATGCTTATTACAACTCCTTGCGTAAACAAAATAAATTTTTGTTTATTGTCATCGACGAGTTTGGTAAGATATTGGAACATGCCGCGAACAAAAATCCTGAGAAAGAAATATACTTCCTACAGAAATTAGCAGAGTTTGTTAATGTCCCTACCCGCAACATTATTCTTTTAACTACGCTGCATCAAAATTTTGGTGCGTATGCAACTAAGCTTACAGAACAGCAGAAGCATGAATGGCATAAAGTTAAAGGTCGATTCCATGAGGTCGTCTTTGCAGAACCGGTGGAACAGTTGCTATACTTAACAGCCCAGCAGTTAGACAAAAAAAATTATGTAGAGCGTTCAACATTGAGCTTAGATAAAATCTTTGAACTGGCTCGAAAGTCTAACTTAATATCAGGATCATTTAAATTTGATACTGCGAAGCGTCTATTCCCATTAGATCCAGTATCCGCAACTTGTTTAACTGTTGCAGTGCAGCGGTATGGACAAAATGAGCGCAGCCTTTTCTCTTTTCTTACAGCTAAGGGTTCTGATTCTATTAATGAATTTACCGGCAATGATCGCTCAACTTACAATGTCGCACGTATATATGATTACCTCAAGTATCATTTTTACACTGCTCTAACTGAGACCAATGCCGATTCTATGGGTTGGAGAGCTTTGTCTGTAGCCATTGAGCGTATTGAAAATAGCCAATTGTCGACAGATGACATTACTTCTGCACTTAAAATTGTAAAAACCATCGGCATTCTTAATATGTTCTTCAATGGTATCATTCTTGATGCTCAATTTTTGAAAACATATTGTGAATTCGCATTAAACATACCTAATGGCGAAGAGATTGTCAAGAAGCTTGTTTCACTGAAGATTATACGTTTCGCATCATACAAATCTCAATATATTCTTTATGAAGGGACGAATATTGACATAGAAAGCGAAATATATAAAGCATCAGCAATTGTGCCGACACCAACGTTATCAGTTGATGAAATAGCACCTTATGTTAAGCAGCGTGTATCTATTGCAAGTGCATCATATTATAAAACGGGGACTCCGCGATATTTCGAGTACAAGGTTTCAAATGAGCCATTAGCCGGCGATGGTATCAGTGGAGACATTGACGGCATAATTAACCTTATCTTCCCGTTATATGATAACTTCAATGAAGTTGTTGAGTTGTCAAAACTGCCTAAGAATCGTGCCTGCATCTATGCATATTTCCGCAATACAGATATAGTGGTTAAACACCTTCATGAGATTAAAAAGCTTCAATACATCATTGACAATGTAGCTTTTGATGATCGAGTTGCACAGACAGAATTGGCGAACCAAAAAGATTTTGAGACACATAAGCTTAACGAAGTAATCTCAGCAAGTCTTTTCTCGACTAATAAGAATATTATTTGGATTAACGATGGGACAGAACTGATTGTTAATTCATCAAGACAATTCAATTCTCTTTTGTCCTCTGTTTGCGATAAAGTATATAGCAAAACTCCGATAATTCGGAATGAGCTGATCAACCGTCAGAAGCTCAGCTCTGCCATTTCTTTAGCTCGAGTCAATCTTTTAGATGCAATGTTGAACCATGCAGACGAGAAAGATTTTGGCTTCGCAGAAAACACATTTCCTCCAGAGAAGACAATTTACTTCACACTGTTTCGCAATTCAGGCATACACAGACTGGATGACAATGGCAACTATATACTGGGAGAACCACTTGGTAATGAGTTGAAATCGTTATGGTCTGCCTGTGTAGCTTTCGTAAAACAAAGCACCGACAAACCCCGTAAGTTACAAGAACTTGTTGACATTCTACGGAGTAGCCCATATAAACTTAAACAAGGCGTAATTGACTTTTGGATTCCAATCTTTCTATATGTTAACCAACAAGATTTTGCCCTATATAACGGCAATACTTTTGTTCTCAATATAACCAAGGAAGTCTTTGAACTAATTCAAAAGCGAATACGAGATTTTTCTATACGTGCCTTTAACGTTTCAGGTGTCAAATTCGAATTTTTCAATAAATATCGTCAATTCCTTAACAAGGAACAAGCTTCTGCTATAACTGCTGACTCATTTATTGAAACTGTAAAGCCATTCTTCCGATTTTACCGTAGCCTAAATAACTACGCTAAAATTACTAGAAAATTTGATAATCCTTTTACTGCTAAATTCCGCGACGTTCTTTCCAATGCAAAAGATCCTAGCGTTACTTTCTTTGAAGAACTTCCAGCAGCATTGGGATATACAGATCTAAACAGTTCCGAATTTGTCGAACAATATATTGGTCTCATCAAGACTGCTGTTCGAGATCTGAACCGCTGTTACGACCTCTTTATAGATCGACTTGAAGCTTCTATTATTGAACGCTTCGGACTTCCTTCCCAATTTGAAGAATACAAACAAGTTCTCAATAATAGATACCGCTCTATTGACGCGAGCGTTTTACCGCCCAAAAGTAAAGCATTCTTAGAACGCTTACTTTCTCCATCGTCGACTCGCAAAGAATTCTTTGAAAAATTAGCTATTGTCATCACTGACAAGCGCTTGGATGAGACTAAAGATAATGAAGAAGCACTATTAACGCGTAATATGCTTCACATCTTTAGTGAACTCGAAAGATATTCTTCTATGGGTTCAATTGACTCAAACTCAGAAGAAGAAGCCTTCAATGTTGAACTGGCGTATAGCAAGGGAAAATATGCCAAAGCACAAACCTTCATTGTCCCTAAAAACAAAGTGGAAGAAGTTAATCGTATTAAAGAAAAAATTTCCGCCTTGATGTCTGGTGACAACGATTTGGACGTGTGTGTTCTTTTGAAAATGTTAAACGAAAGGTTGAATTAACCATGGTTAGACATGTATTAGGAATATCCGGCGGGAAAGACAGTGCCGCACTGGCTATTTATATGAAAGATAAATACCCAGATCTCCATGTTGAATATTACAACACAGACACTGGGTGTGAACTAGCCGAAACCGACCTTCTTATTAATCGGTTAGAATCTTATTTGGGAGGTATTCGTCGTCTCAGAGCTGCAGAAGGCAGTCCAGAGCCGACCCCCTTTGAGCATTTCTTAAAGGCTAGTGGAAACTTTCTGCCATCACCTCAACAGCGATGGTGTACTCAAAAAATGAAACTTGCAGAAATGGAGCGTTTCGTTGGAGATGAACCAACTATCTCTTACGTAGGCATACGAGGCGATGAAGATAGAGAGGGGTACATCTCGACAAAACCGAATATTCAAGCGATATTCCCATTCCGAAAGAATATATGGAGTATAGATGTAATTCATAATGTGGTTCATAAGAATAACATAGATAAATTTACTTCAATTTACCTTAGCGTTGCTCCGGAACCATTACACGAAGAACTGAGTAAGATACTATTACATCCCCTTACCAAGGACTTTTACTATGCAAAAAAAGTAAATGCCCTTATGGATATTGATGTGAAATTGTTCAATAAGGCAGTTTTTGAGTATCTCAAAACAACTGATTATCCTGTTGGCCAATTAGATTCATTCCCATTGATTGATAACGATGACGTACTGGTACGTGACGACATCTTTAGAATACTGGAAGATAGTGGAGTCGGCGTTCCGGCATACTACAAGCCAATCGAGTTTGAAGTAGATGGCAAGAAAGGGACCTACAATCGTAGCCGCTCAGGTTGCTATTTCTGTTTCTTTCAACAGAAGATAGAATGGATCTGGCTATATGAACAGCATCCGGATCTTTTTACCAAGGCCATGGAATTTGAAAAAGATGGATATACCTGGAATCAAAATGAGAGTTTAGCTGAACTCATTAAGCCAGAACGTGTACGTCAAATCAAGTTAGACACTATCAAAAAGCAGGAAGCCAAAAAGAAATCAGGTAGTTCAAAACTGGTTGATATATTTGGAGATCCTGACGATGATAATGACGCATTTTGTGCTAATTGTTTTATATAGTCTATGTTAAAGTCGGATATAATATGGCCCAAAAGCAGACGCTATAAGTCTAAAACAGAATGGGAACCGCTAGGTTTCTTTTCTGAATCATTATGCAATGCATCTAGCTTTGATTTAATGCTAGGTTTCTTCTCTTCTTCTGCAATATCTGTTTTAGCTGATTCGTTTGCTATCTTTCTCCATAATGGGGGAAGAATGCGCCTTATTATAAACGATATTCTTACTGAGCCGGATAAGCAAGCTATACTTTGTGGGCAAAGCGAGTCTTTGCAAAGAGTGTTCTTTAATTTGACTGACATCGGTCAATTAAAAGAAACGCTATCTCGGCAAGATAAACATTTCTTTGATTGTCTCTCATGGCTAATTGCTAACAATCGCATCGAATTTAAAATCATTTCCCCCATTGATTCCTATGGCATATCTCACACCAAATGTGGTATATTCTCTGATGGAATTAACAAGGTGGCCTTCGATGGCTCATGTAACTTTTCTCGGACAGCACTTATAGATAATATCGAAAGTATAACTGCTGAATGTGATTGGGATGGAGAAGTTTCCCGAGCAAAAATTGAAAATATCGAATCGGACTTTTCACAAACATTTCTTGGTTACAATGACACCGTAAAATATATTGATGCGAGCGACATAAAGACTCACATTACATCTAATTTCCCAGTAAAAGACCTTAACGAGCTTCTTCAAGAGGAGCAGAAATTATTGAATGAAAAAACCGACGATCTTGAGGAATTGCCGGCAGGAATTAAACGGGCAATTCTGAAAGCTCAAATGAGGATTCAAAACACGCTGGATGAAATTAATGCAAAATCACTCAAAGAAGAGAAGCTTCATAACCCACATTTCCCATTCCAATCAGGTCCACGTGAATATCAGGTCAAGGCATTTAACGCATGGAAAGAGAATAAACAACGTGGATTATTTGCGATGGGGACAGGTACTGGTAAAACAATAACTTCGCTAAACTGTCTCTTAGAGATTTTCAATAAAAGCGGATATTACAAAGCTCTCATTCTTGTACCGACCATTACATTAGTCAACCAATGGGAATCTGAATGTAGAAAATTTGGGTTCACTAATATCGTGAAAGTTTGTTCTAAATTCCCTAATTGGAAACAGGAAATTGATAGTATCGACTTTAATGAATCAGTAGATACAACAGGAAAGAAGAATTCATATATTATCATTAGTACATATGCTTCATTTGCCAGAGACAATGTATACCAAAGCTTGAGTGGTTTTCCTCGAAAGCAAGTATTATTAATTGCCGACGAAGCACATAATATGGGTGCCGGGCAAATATTAAAGAGGCTCAAATCTATTCCATATCTTAGGCGTATTGGGCTATCCGCTACTCCAGAGCGGCAGTTTGACACAGCTGTAAACAATCAATTGATGAGATTTTTTGGTTGCGAAGGACACCAATACACGTTTGAATATACAATGGCAGAAGCTATTGAAAATGGATTCTTATGTAGGTATAAGTATTATCCACACGTTATAAGGCTAAACACAGCCGAGATGGAGCAATACTTAGAAATATCGCGGAAATTAGCGCAATATTACACCTTTAATGAAGAATCATTTGAGCCGAAAGGTGATCCTATTCTTACAGCGCTACTCATAAAACGTAAAAGCATTATTCACAAGGCGGCTAACAAGTTGCCCGCCTTTAAGAATATTGTGCAAGACCGTTTAAATGTATGCGGTAGTCTCAAATATACGCTAGTCTATGTTCCAGAGGGGAATATGCCTGATGACCAAGCCGACATATTTGATGAATACGATTCAATACCAGATGATAAAGAAGCAATTCATCTAATTGACACCTATACTAAAACCATACGAGACCTCAGCCCAACTATTACTGTCAGTCAGTTTACAGCCGCTTCAAAAAATCGTGATACTCTGCTACGCGATTTTGCAGAAGGCAAGTTGGGAGTTCTCACCTCTATGAAATGCCTCGATGAAGGAGTGGATGTACCACGCAGTGAACTTGCCATATTTTGTGCAAGCACAGGTAATCCTCGCCAATTTATTCAACGCCGAGGTCGTATTCTCCGAACTCATAAAGATAAACATCTCGCTGAAATTCACGATTTGATTGTCGCCCCTGAAGTCGGAGAATCAGAGGAAACATATAATATGGAACGTAATCTCTTACGTGCAGAACTTAGGAGAGTCCAAAATTTTGCCGAGCTTTCGGAAAATATGGATGATACTATTCGCGAACTAGAGGACATTCTAAACTACTATGCAATATCAATCTTTAACCCCTAATAGTCACATGGCCACTTACCAAAGCAATCGGGAAAAGATGTTGAATGCGGTTCTTCTCAACGACAAGTTGAGGAAATTCGGAGGATATGAACCGAAAGATTTTGCCACCTTCGATGCTGCACTAATATCAGAAAACTACGTTGTTCAAACTGTTGCCCGAATCATTCAAAGCCATCGAGATGGCAACAATCCCAAGAGTATCTATACCGAAATAACTGACTTCCTCAAAAAGAAAGTATGATCATCAAAAGTATCACAATCAAAAACTTCAGAAGCTATTATGGCGAGAATAAGTTCGAATTTTCAAACGGACTTACACTCATCATTGGCGACAACGGAGATGGTAAGACCACCTTCTTTGAAGCTTTGTCGTGGTTGCTTAATCTACAAGTTGAGAACGCTAATACCACGCTAATGTCAGAAATGCGCCGACATCAACTTGAAGTCGGAGAGCAGGATTCCGTTTCCGTCGCTATGACATTTGAACATGACGGAGAAAAAGTTGTAGAAAAGTCTTTCACCGTTGAAAGAGCAAATGAATTTAAATTCATAACTCGAAACTTTTCATTTATTGGCTACGAGACTACCGCAACAGGTCGCCAACCAATTTCTGGAAAGGTGTTAATCAGCCGCTGTTTCGATGCTTTTATTCAAAGGTACAGTATGTTTAAGGGGGAAACGACCTTGAATGTATTCGAACACTCTGATGCCCTAAAAATGCTTGTCGATAAGCTCTCTGATATTCATGAATTCGATGAATACGTCAGTATGTCGGAAGAATTTGAAAAAAAATCTGGAGACGCATATGAAAAAGAATGCAAGTTAGACAGACGGACAGAGAAACAAGCAAAGGCCCTTGAAATAGAAAAAGACAAGGTTGTTAGAAATATCGCAGATTTGCGTAAAGACATCCGTGATGCAGAAACCAGTGCAAAGCTATTCACATCCAAGATTGAGGACTTAGAGCGCAATCAAGAAACTAGCGCCAGATATCAAGAACTCAAGGAGCTTATTAAAAGTCGTAAAGAAGATGTTTTGCAGTGGCGAAACCGCGTGACGAATGAGAATTTTAATGTCGATCTTCTTGACAAACTGTGGATATTAGCACCATTTACATCTGTACTTGAAGAATTCAGGACAAAGGTTGCTGCCTTCAGCAAAGAAAAGAGGAAACAACATGATGATTTCATTGCTCAACGTTCCAAGGAACAAGGCAAGAAAGAAGCCATCAATGAAATGCTTAAACTTGCAAATGGGACCACTCAACTGCCTTGGTATCTTCCTGATGTTGATACTATGCAGGAGATGGTAGACGATGAAATCTGCAAAGTATGTAATCGCCCAGCACCGAAAGGATCCGAAGCATACTACTTTATGCTTAACAAACTGCATGATTTTCGCTCTCACATTGAAGCTCAGAAAAAAGCAGCAGAAGAAAAACCAGAAGAAAAAGAGCTTTTTGTTAACAATTACATTGAGCAAATGCACAACCTAAGCATTGCTTTGGGTGGTTCAAAAGCTGAAGAAATTTCAAATCTCTTCAACGTTATAACTGATAAACTTGAATTATTAGAAACCTTTAAAGGCAAGCTAAAGGACGCTGAAATCAAGCTTCAAGAAGCTGAAGATGACAAACAACGTCTATTAATTCAAGCAGACGGTATCTCTGAAGAGCAACTGGATACAGACTTCTTTAATCTAAAGGGCTACTTTGAACGGAAAGGTAAAGCTGAAAAGAAATTAACAGAATACACCGCTTTACTCAAAGAACAATTAGCTCGCCGCGAAGAGATTGAGGCAGAATTCATTGCCCTTAATCCCGGAAGTTCTATGGCACGCATATATCAGAATGTTCACAGCGTTCTTAGTCGAATCGCGGAAGCATTTAAGGAGGCTAAAGAGACTAATTTAACTCGTTTCCTTCATGATATTGAAGATCGTGCTAACGAATACCTCAATCGTCTTAATACCAATGATTTCCATGGTATTATTCGTATTGTTCGCAAAAGTAACGATGCAACTGAGATCAAGTTGCTAAGCTCTAACAACACTCTTATCACAGACCCTAGTGGTTCTCAACTTACGACCATGTACATGGCAGTACTCTTTGCCATCTCGGACCTCACTAGTGATAAGCGTGATGAAAATTATCCGCTCATTTTTGATGCGCCAACATCATCATTTGGTGGCATCAAAGAAAGTGGATTCTACAATATCATTGACAACCTTGAAAAACAGTGTATCATTGTTACCAAGGACTTCTTGAACGACAAGGGTGAGATTGAAACATCTAAGATTCATCAACTCACATGCTCCGTGTATCGTATTAAGAAACAAGAGCCGTTCAATGATAGTGACCTATCAACAATTAGAACAATCATTACCCCCATAAAGTAGCCTATGGAAAAGTTATATGACCTTTGGGCCAAACGAAACCCAGAATGGGAACGTCGTTTTGAAGATTCAATCTTTAAAACTTTTGCAGATTATGGAAAAGGTAATACATCTCTTTCCGACAGCCGTGGCAAAATCTTCGGCGCTGGATATGAAATGTTTATCCTCGCATTTTTTATCGGACTCTACTTTAACCAAACAAGAAAGTTAGTAGAGGATCGCGATGAGCGCAAATCATGTGGACAAGCTATTCAATATTGGGGTAATATTGAAACGCGTGGTATTCGTCAAACTTATGGAGCAATTCGTGAATATATCTTTGCAGCATTAGTTGCAAGAACTGATATCGACCTCATTGCGCTTGATAAAGGCGATTCTAAAGTCTCTGTTCGCAAAGTTGTTGATGCTCTTGTTCAAAAGATGGAAGAATACGCAAATTTCGGATTCTACTACATTGAAGAAAGAATGATGGAAAATCCGGACTTCTTCTTTAAAGATAAGGCTTTTCTCAGAGTCTTTATGCAATTCAAGCCAAAAGAGCCTGAATCAACAATAGATGATTCAGGAGATGATGAACCCGAAGAATTGTAAACGTTATGGCATATAATGCCATTAGATTCTATAATTACGTCTCAGCATTGGTCAAACCAATGCTGGGCAATAATTGTAGGACACTTTTTCAAGGGTTGATATCACCATAGAAACTTTTCAAAAGGCGCTTTATACATATCCCATGAACAACACCTCTGAACCAGAAATATCCGCGCCTCAGGAGGACACCGCAGTCAAGTGCAAATGCACTTGCCAGGGCGAGTGTCAGTGCGGCAACAAATATAAATCCATCCGCCCCGTCTACTACGAGGTCGATGTCAACAAATACATTAACTCTCTCAACGATTGGGACTAAACTCTCTCCAGGATGACCGACAACGAACTACTTGAAAAGGCTGCTATGATTTGCATCACCAACCACGCCGGACAAACCGACAAGGCTGGGCAAGCCTATTTTCAACACCCAATGCGTGTTGCTTTGCGTTGTGCTACGACTGAACAAAAGATTGTTGCACTGCTCCACGATACCATCGAGGACACGCCCGTAACTTCCGAATATTTGCTTGAACAAGGTTTCTCGCAAACAATCGTTGACGCCGTGCGGTCAGTAACCAAACGCGACGGCGAAAGTTACGAAGACTTCGTAAAACGTGCCGCTGAAGATCCCATCGGTCGAGTGGTTAAGCTGCATGACCTCGAAGACAATCTCGACGTATTCCGTCTCGCTGAGGTCAACACAGAGGACGCTCAACGCCTAACCAAGTATCTCGTTGCCCATCGTTTCCTCTCTGAATACAAGCCGACGGATCCTGACGGAACCGCGGCTAATCCAGAGCCGGAGCAGACACGTAAGATTCCAACTAAATCGGAATCTTATCGTGCTCGCCGTGCTGATGTTAACCAACGCATACGAGTTGCACTGCAACACAGCTCCGGCACCAACTACAACAAGGACAAAATTATGGTAACTATGCCTGACCGCTCAGTAATTTCCCATCCATCAGGCATAGACACATTTGCTGAAGCGCTCCGCTTCATGGGCTTCAGCCAAGTGGCTGCTCTCGGCAAATTACATAATAGCAAATATCCAATTGTAGCTCGCGAGAACATTGGTGGCAAATACCGCATGGAAACGATGGGTTGGTACGTTCTCTCGAACTGTCCCAACGTACTAAAAGCCATCTATCTTAACGAAATTGCCGATGCTCTCGACGTGCCAATCGTCGCCGAAATCATCCCCAAATAAGACATATTCAGCACCATGGACGACTACGATGACTTAAGCGAGTATAACGGCGACATCATACACGATATGTATGTTGACTCCGATTACGACATCAACACCGGTGAGCTATCGGATGATGCCGATGACGCCGACTTCGATGACACAGACTATTAACACTTCAAACTATGGCTATACTACAAGAATTTATTAAGGTTGATGACCTTAACAACAAGGGGCAGGAGACAAACATCGTCCTGACCGACGTGGCAAACTTCGCAATTATCACAGACGATGATGGCGAATATTCCGCTGATGGCGAGCCATCCGATAAGGAATATTTCTGGATCGCAATGAACGACGGTACTATCCATGTCTTTGAGTGCAACATGGCATATGCCGTATTAGTAACCAAGAGCATCATGCAATTAAAGGCGGCTGCTGCCCTTGGTTTGCGTACGAATAAAGTATTCGTTTACTAAATCAGGCCAACCATCTTCGCATGATAAGAAAATCTTTCATATTACTGCTACTTCCTGTTTTGCTCATAGCTTGTGGTTCTGATGACGATGAGCCTTCGTATCCGGAGTATGACCAGGCTTATGCCAAATTTCTATCGCAATACAAGACCTACAACTATGTTCCTGACATCATTGAGACCGGTATCAACGCACCATTTTACCAGCTTGATAAAGATGGGAACATCTTCATGCAGGTAATCTCCGACGTTGGTAATATGGCAGATAACGAAACCATCTACTACGATTATACTACCACCAGTATCCTCGACGGTCATGTCATCTCTTCAAACGAAGGAAATATCCCTCGAACAGACTATTTCTATTATTATGAAAGTATGACTCCTTCGATCATCACCTATGCACTTCAATATGTTGGCGATAGCAGTACGGTTAAATTGGCTATCCGTAAAGAACAGGCCAGTGTAGAAGTTCCATATATCATGGAGATTAGGTATATGCCGGTAAAAAATTAGGAATAGCAGACCTCTAACTCATTGCGAGCTACGTCACCAACTAAGGTTGGGGCGTGGCTCGCTTTTTCTTTTTCAGGGGGGCGCAGTCGGGATGACCGACCGCCCGAGGGGAGTTGCCGGCTAGGGGCATCCGGGAAGTTTTCTTGCGATATTCATAGGGGTTGAATGTCGCCGCCGGTCTCGGCGGTTTGCTGATTCGGGGGAAGGTGAGCCACCTTCAAGCGGAATATACCTCATGGTCGCTCATGTCGACACGGGACGTGCGGACTGTGCGGAGCAACGTTCCGTGCTTGCCGAAACGTTTATCGAAGGGAGCACAGTTTTACATATAGCTATCACTCATTTGAGTTCAGGGGAGTGAGTCGCGGCTTTTATTTTTCCTTTGCAAAGTTAGGGCGCCAACTCAACGCTCTCTAAATGCAGGTGTGCACTTCGTGTTCACGGTATCTTCGCTGACGTTGCAGACAGCCGTTGAACATTTGTTCGGTCTCAGACAGCTTCCCACTTGATTGCACGTAAAAATTAAGAGCCTCGGCTCACACGTCAAACCCCTAAACTTCAAAATCATGACAGCAACATTCCAAACTTCATTTTTCGCTCCCCTCGAAAACGAAATCGTCAATCGCAAAGCTCGTCGCTCTTCTCGCAAAGCCCTCCGTCTATTCCAAGTCGACATTGAGAACTTCGACAATGAGGTGGAATCCTACGAAATTGAGGCTCACTCCGCCTCCGAAGCCGCTGAACTTGCCGAGAGTCGTTTCGGCGGTGACGTTTACAACATGAATATCTACGAGCAAGAAAGCTTCTAATTGGAATGCCCCCAATATCGGCTAACAACTCCCACTCGGGGGTTGTTTCCGGTGCTACCGCAACCTGCTGTCATCCCTTCCTGCTGCCCCTGAAATGCTTCGCTTGTTTGCAACATATCGCGCCCGCGGCACTGCTACCGTTGCGCACCGGTGGCTTCACGTCCTCGCTTGCCACCGACCTTTCGACATTCTGATGCTTTGTCTTACCGCTCTCTGCGCGAGTCGCAGACAACAATGTAGCTGCACTCTTACCATTGCACCTTCACTGACTCCATCCTCATACGCCACCGCTCCTTGACGACGCACCTACGCTTGACATGGCTCGCCACCGACGAGTGGGCACCACGGCCTTCGATGCTCTCCGTCGGGGCTTATCTCACCACATTGTTCTCGGCTGTGACGCTTTCGATTGCCTGACTCCTCCGTTCTTTGGGGAGTGAGACGCGGCTCTTTATTTTTCCTTTGCAAAGTTAGGGCGCCAACTCAACGCTCTCTAAATGCAGGTGTGCACTTCGTGTTCCCGGTATCTTCGCTGACGTTGCAGACAGCCGTTGAACATTTGTTCGGTCTCAGACAGCTTTCCCACTTGATTGCACGTAAAAATTAAGAGCCTCGGCTCACTTGTCAAACCCCAAAAAACTTCAAAATCATGGCAAAGAAAGCTAAAACAACAGTCGAAAACAACGCAGCTCAAAACGCTAATCCCGCCGTCGAGACTTCTCCGGCAGTTGCTCCCAAACTCATCGTGGCTCAGCACATGTTTGACCGCTGGTACGTCTACTTCAAGGGCGTGGCTCCTAAGGACAACGTCGGTTGCGGTTGCAAGACAGCCAAGAGCGCTATCCGCTACATGCATCTGCTCAAAGCTCGCTACGGAGCGATTATCAGCCAAAACATCTACGATCGCCTCCAGTTCGAGGCAGCTAAGGAGGCATGAAGCCCTAAGGCGCAGCGTCAGGAGTTAGAGCCTCGGTTCTAACTCCCGATGCTGTCTTTTTATCCGGCACCATCCGGTGCTACCTTTGCAGCATCATATTCTATAATGCTGCAAAGGTTATGGCAAACAAGCTCACATATAAGCCAACGGCGATTATGCTGTCATCGCAGATTGGCAACATCGAGATAGATTCAACGTACACTTATGTCGATGTAGCTATTACCGGTTTTGGTGGAGTATCAATCCTCAGCGAGCGATATTATACTTACAACAACCACATCACCATCTACAACATTGCGCAAATCCTCGAGGCACATATGCGCACTTCGGGCTACGTCTACACCGACTACACAGTCTCCATCAGTACCGATGGTGCCAGCACCGATTCCATGACTTTGCACGTGCTCTATTGCGACCGATTCACGGTTTGCACTTCGCCTGAGACGTTCTACACAGAAAACTTCCTCACCACACTTGCAACTCGTCGCATCGCTTCCGGCACCACCGTTCAGCTTTCGCTCCTTGCCGTCGCCGGTGAGTCGTTGGATTACTCCGTTGCTTACCATTATCGCAGTAATTCCGGCGGTACCGTCCTAACAGACTCCTTCGTTGTTGGCAACGGAGACACCGCAGCAATAACATCTATCGTCACACTAAACATCAGTGAAGCCGACATCCTCGCTCATGCGGCATCCGCCAACATTGAGCTTGTCAGCTACACGGTTACGTGCGGCCAGCGTTCTGCCTCTTTCTTCATTGACCACAGTCTCGATAACGCACGGCAATTCATTTTCCGCAACTGCTTCAACGTGGTTGACATTGCGCAGTTCCGGGGTGTAACCACCGCCAAAACTGACGTTGACCGCACTATCGCCGTGGTCAACGGTGTGTCGAGCTTCTACAATCAACAGTCAACCCAGACCTACGAGGTGGAGGTCAATGGGTTGACAGCCGACGAAGCCGGTTGGATTGATCAGCTACTCACATCCTACAACGTGCGCACCTTTGTCAATAATCCTTGCGATGACACCGACTCGCTGGTCCTCGCAGCCATTCTCATCACCGATATGACCTGCGAAATGCAGGACGGCGACGAGAAACCGAACTCGCTGAAATTCACTTGGCGCTACGCCAACGACCGCCCGTTCATCCAACTCTCAGCATCCTCCGGCATTTTCACCTCACCATACAATCCAGTATTCTCATAATGGCTCGCTCGATACACATCTCAACCGCTCGCCACATCCTCAATAGTGGCGACCCCGTCGACCTCCTTGTCTGGAGGTCTGACGGTTCAATCATCGCATACAATAACTGCATCTCACTGCGATACAGCTATTACGGAGGTTGGCGCAACATCAAGTTGCTCACCTCCGGCGAGTGCAGAAAGATACGCGACTGCTGTATCTTCCGCGTCAATGGCCTTGAAGTTTTCCTATAAGTTGTGTATGCCGCTGAAAATGCGTATCTTTGCTATCTAAAAACCACCTTTTATGAGCAATCTCTACGCGATATATTTCAGTGCTACGGACACAACAAGCCGTTGTGTAAATTATATTTGTCAAGGTTTAGGCTTCAAGCCAACATCAACAATAAATCTTGCTGATGGTTTTGATGTTGATTTTCCTGACTTTACCTCTGACGATATTGTCATAGTAGCAACTCCTGTTTACGGCGGTCGAATACCTGCTCTTGTAGCCGAGTCATTTGCTCGTCTTAAAGGCAACAATGCCATCGCAATAGCCTTAGCTGTTTATGGCAACCGTGACTACGACGACGCACTGCTTGAAATATCTGATATTCTCAACAATAAGAACTTTCGTATAGTGGGAGCAGGTGCTTTTATCGGTCAACACTCAATATTTCCTAAAGTCGGTGTTGGCAGACCTGACCTTAATGACGAACAAGAACTAATACGTTTTGGTAAGGCTTGCAAAAAGTCGATTGATGGGAATAAATTTGGCAACATACAAATTAAAGGTAATCGCCCTTATAAAAAAATTGCCGGTGTTCCCGTTCATCCTAAGGGAAATAAAAACAAATGTATTAAATGTGGAAAATGTGTGTTCTCTTGCCCGGTAGATGCTATCTCTATTGAAAAGCCGTGGGAAACCGATAACAGTAAATGCCTGACTTGCGGCAGATGTATCCACGTTTGTTCGCAAAATGCTCGTCGTAACTCAGGGATTGCTTATAGCATTATAGGCGTGATATTTAAGGCGGCTTTTTCAAAACGTAAAGACCCGTTTTGGACTGTCGGAAATTAGAGATATATACAAAATTCGCGTCTTTTAATACCGCATATTGGGTCCATACCTTTGCTGAAAAATCAGCAATCGTATGGACTCTCTTAACCTTCAGCTCGATGACCGCATGGTCATCAATTTCAACTCTGTTGAAGACTTGCCCGGACTCAACGCTCGCGCAATCTTCAAGGTCGATTCTTCCTCGATATTCAAGGAAGACACAGACATAGTGCCGACTATCATTGACAAAAGGCTCTCGTATATTCCGTGGGGAGGCTATAATCAATAGTGGCGACCCCGTCGACCTCCTTGTCTGGAGGTCTGACGGCTCTATCATCGCCTACAATAACTGCATCTCGCTCCGATACAGCTATTACGGCGGTTGGCGCAACATCAAGTTGCTCGCCTCAGGCGAATGTCGCAAAGTCCGCGACGTTACCATCTTTTCTGTTAACGGCTGCACTGTGTTCCTATAAGAGCTGCGGATTGATTAGAGAAAAGTTCAATTATTATAAAACAAGTTACATCTGAGAGTTTGAGATGTCGGTATTATTTGCTAAAATGAATTATAATACGTACCTTTGCACTCAAAATGAGAATAGCTATATGAGTATAAATCATACGATATATTTTTCAAAGGCTCAAAATATGAGTGCGCTTTCAAATGAAAGCGTCGACTTAGTCGTAACTTCACCGCCATACCCCATGATAGAAATGTGGGATGACATTATGGCCAAGCAAAATCCAAAAATTAAAGATGCATTAGAAAATTGTAGGCCTCGCGAAGCATTTGAATTAATGCACAAAGAGTTAGATGCCGTTTGGGCTGAATGTTGGCGTGTTCTAAAAGACGGAGCTTTCTTATGTATAAACATAGGTGATGCCACAAGAACTATTGATGGCAATTTTGCATTATATAATAACAACACCAGGATTATTCAATCATGTGAGAAATTAGGATTTACAAATCTTCCTAATATACTTTGGCGGAAGGCTACAAATGCGCCTAACAAATTTATGGGTAGCGGAATGCTTCCGTGTGGTGCTTATGTGACTTTGGAGCATGAATGGATTCTGATATTCAGAAAAGGAAGTAAGAGAGCATATAAAAAAGCTGACGAGAAGATTGCTCGCAGAGATAGTTCTTTCTTTTGGGAAGAACGAAATGTTTGGTTCTCTGATGTATGGGAAATCAAGGGTGTCAAACAAACTATCGTTAATTCACCATCAAGAGACAGAAATGCATCATATCCTCTTGAACTGCCTTACCGCCTAATCAATATGTATTCACAGAAAGGTGATGTTGTTCTTGATCCATTCATTGGGCTTGGAACTACTGCTATAGCGGCCATGTTGACAGAAAGAAACAGCGTCGGATTTGAAATTGACCCACTGCTAAAACCTCTATTAACGGATATTTTTGGAGCTGTCAGTGTTGTAAAAGCAAATGCACTTATTAGTGAACGCTACAAGAAACACCTGGCCTTTGTGGATGAACGTATAAAAATGAAGAAGGAAGTCAAGTACGAAAATGTTCATCTGGACTGCAAGGTCATGACTGGTCAGGAAACGGATATGAACTTCCGTTATCTAAAAGAGGTAAATGTAATAGATGATAAAAACGAGCTTGTAATCGAATCCTCTTATTATCTTGACACTCCCATAAAGGATCTCCCTATCAAAGAGAAGGGTTCACTTTTTGAATAAAGCAGTACCTAAATCTCATGATAGAATTTTGGCCATTTAATGACAAAAGCCTCTTGATTGGACTAAATTAAAGAAGCCCTCCTTTTGGAAGGGCTTCTTTAATTATTCTGATTTCAGCGCTTTGTATAAATCAAGCAATTCGTAATGCATTTTTGCCACACCTCTTCCATAATAGTCTCCGGGTATGTTTACGATATCGTTTTTCATACTTAACACTTTCTTCAAGAAACGCTCTTCTGCACTACCTGCAACGACTCGAATCAAGTAGTATGTATAGTATGAACATGAACGAGTCTCTTCGTCTATTACACTTTCATCAAAATTGTCGTCAACAAACACAAATGGTCTTGGAAATCCTTTTCCAAATTCATTACAGCAATTCTTGTAAAGATTCCAATAATTAATATTAACCTTTTCCAATTTGTGACAATTAGTCAGGTCCACGAACGGCAAATTCGCCCCCCTAGTATTAATCCGTTTTAGGTTTGGGCATTTGCTTACATCCAACCATCTAAATGACGAACTCAAGAATACGGATAAATCTTCCAATTCGGGATTGTTAGAGAAATCGAGTTCAACAACTCCATCCTGTCCTGCACGTACGCATTTTAGATGAGGGTTGCCAGAGAAATCTAATTTATGAGGGATGTTTCCACGAGCACCTTCAAATCTTAGATACTCTAATTCTTTGTTGGCAGATACATTAAGTAAATCAATTGGGTTATAGCTGCAATCAATTTTCTTAAGATTTGGGAATGCCGAGAAATCCCATTCTCCATGGTCATGACTCATTGTTTGGTCGCTGACTATAATCTCAACAACCTTAGCCAATTCTTCAGCTGATGCCGTGTTTACATCAAAACCATAAGTCTTTTTCACATATGATTCTATAAATTTATTCATAGCTGTTTTATTTGATTAATCACTTCTGTATTAATAATTTCTCCTTTGCTGGTGGAGATTACGGTTAATACCGATACTCCATACTTCTCCTTATAGGCCGCATATTTGTTAGCATTTGCAACTCGTGCTTTTCGAATATATGGAGCGTTACTTAGGTAAGTTTTGGGTTTAACTTGTATCGCACAAACCAGCTGTCCAGAATTGAAAACTTGAAAATCGACTGCATATGTATGATCCATTTCACCTACAGCTTTTTCAAATGTCAAATTCGGGAAAAGTCTTTGCAAAGTTGCGACAGTGTTATTTTCTCGTAGTATAATGCCATTCCATGTTTCGCAAATCACTCTGAACCGTACGCATTCAATACATTCTTCCAAAGTTAAACCGTAGCCATTATTTTTGACGGCATCATATAGAATTTTGCCTTTTGCTTTAAAATCCTCTTTAGTCCTTCCTTTTTGGGTGTTCAGATTCTTTACGTCCCAACTTAACGAATAGTATTTGTTTTTATCGTGTGGCACGGTTGTATCGTTGAAAAAATCTCTCGTATATCCCAACTGGGCAGCATTCTCTTCAATGAGCCTGTTCCGAACAGCGCCACTGGCGTAGTATGTTTCTTCCCATTCTTCTTTTGACTTCCAGTTTGAAGCCTCAATTAGTGTGGAAACATATCCGACCGACCAAGGGTCATTAAGCATTAATTCGTTCCATTTCGCATTAGTGGAGCGAAATTTATCTTTGTCAATCGTCAAAAAAAATTCATCCATACTCGTTTTGTCTATTGAGAAATATTACGATAAGATTTGCTCATTAAAAGTAATATTTAATCCATCTTTTTTCTTCTCATAATAGATAATTGGTACTTCAATTATCTCAGATAATCGAGACTCCATCATATATGTTGATGACTTGATTTGAACAGGAGTAGACCCTATATAGCCATCTATACCTTTTGCTTCTTCTTCCTTATTTGCAAGTCTCCACCCGGAATTTTTCAATTTGGCAACATATCGCAATATCGCCTGTTGAACCTTAAGCCCGCAGAAGGTTTTAGTATAGACCAGGTCTTTGACCCAATTTTCTATTAATTGATTATCAATTAATTTCATCGCCTTTTTAATCTCAACCATTAATGCTGATATTTTTGCAGTGGCATCGGACACAGCATTAGGCATTTTATTATTATACCATTGTATCCATTCATCCAAGGTTTGTCCTTCAAATTCCTGAATTAACTCAGACATCTGTCCAACAATTTTAGGGCGAGTTGCCTGAGCTGTACCATTTACCAAGTTAATAATCATCGTCGTATACTTAGGAAAATCGTACATGGCGGCATTAGACAATTCCGCAACTTCATCATTTTTGATTTTCTTTTTAATCATCTTGATATTTTATGATTTGTTCTATTATTTCATTAGTATCATTAATCTTAGCTGAATATGGCGCATTGAACACATCTTCAATGGAGACATTAAATAACTGTGACAAAGCATATATTTGCTTTAGGGTGTATTTATGACTCCGTTTGATGCTCTCAATATTGCCTAACTGTCCGGGGCTAATTCCTAAGGTACGAGCAACTACTGCTTGCGATAGATGCCGTTCATCTCTCATCCGTCGCAAGTTTCTAATTACTAATATTTGAAATTCAGTCTTCATGTTCTCAATTTGAGGGCAAATGTATAATTTTTTGACGATACAAATATTCTCATTTTGAGAGTATGTTTAACATATCAATTGTAATTCTATATAAATTTCTTTCTTGCTCTGTCTTTTCGCAACCTTACACGGGTCCATAACTTTGTGGCATATACCACTAAGTTATGGACTCGCTTAATTTTAATTCCGTAGAGACGTTGCCCGGCTACAATGCCCGAGCAGCGTTCACCGTAAACTCGTCGTTGGTGTTCAAGGAGGACATCGACACCGTGCCCATCATCATCGACGACACCCTCAGCTATATGCCGTGGGGCGCTGACAATCAGATGCCATTCAAGATTCTCAATCTCATTGAGAAAGATGAAACCCTCGCAACCTGCCAAGTATTCAACGCCGAGGTCTGCTATGGCTCCGGATTGCAGTACAACTGCAACAATGCTGCCAACCATGTGCGCGATGAAGTTGAGAACTTCATGCTCGACAACGACCTCGCCTCATACTTTTTGGGCGTATCGCAAGACTTCAAACACTTCGGTTTTGCCGTCAGCGTTATCATCCAGAATGAGGACGCAACCCGTGTGGTGCGCCTCCTTCGCAAAGAAGCTTGCTACTGCCGTTTCGCTGCTGCCGACGCTCGCGGCGTCATCCCCAAAGTGCTGTATGCCAACTGGCGCAGACCTATCTCGTCGAAGTCCGACATCGAGGTCATTGACCTGCTCAATCCGGCTTCACCTTGGCGAGATCTGCAAAGCAAACTCGCCAAAGGCACGAAAACGCGTAAGTTTGCCGTTCTATCTCGCATCCCAACCGTTGACAGCACTTATTATCCAATTCCTTATTACGCAGCACTTTTCAAAGGCAAGTGGTACAACATCAAGCAGCTCATCGGCATCGCCAAAGAAGCGAAGCTCCGCAACTCTGCGCCCATCAAGTACCACATCGAAGTCGGTGCAAAATATTGGGAATCAATATTCCGTGCCGAGGGCATCACCGACCGACGCAAGCAGCAGGAGCGCATCGTCACCGAAAAGCAGTCAATCCTTGATTTCCTGACCGGTGCCGAGAACAGCGGCAAAGCCTGGTTCTCCACATTCTACATCTCGCCCGACGGTCACGAGCAGCACGATGTTGTCATCAACAAGATTGACAGCAGCAAGGAGGGTGGTGACTGGGAAACCGACATACAGGAGGCCATCAACATGATTTGTTTCACGATGCGCGTTCACTCAAATCTTGTCGGCTCCGTTCCGGGCAAAGCCCAGACGAATAACAGTGGGTCAGATAAGAGAGAGCTTTACACAATCGCTCAGGCTCTCCAGAAACCGTATCACGACTTGCTTTTCACCGTTCATCGAATTATCATCCGCTTCAACGGCTGGAATGCCGTAACCGTTGATGTGCCATTTATTCAATTAACCACGCTCGACGAACACGCCGACGCTAAACCCGTAACTACTAATGGCAACGAGCACAAAGCTTATCTCTAACGAAGAGATCCTTCGCAAATACCTTCCCAACGCCTTTGCCGCTGTGAAAGGCGAAACCTCTCTTTTCGAGAAACTGCAACCATTTCTCGAAGTTGCAGAAGAGTGGGTGAAAACCACCTTTACCTCCGAATCAACTTTTAATACCATAGTCGGCTATGCCGACACCAATGTTATCAAAACGTTGACCGCCCGAATCGTCGTCGCAGAAGCTTTCAGATGTGCTATTCCGTCGCTCGACCTGGTGCTTACACCGAATGGGTTTGGTACGGTGGGCAACAACAATGTTACTCCGGCTTCCAAGCCCCGTGTCGATAGACTGATAGGCTCTATGACATCGCTTCGCGACGACGCCATCGGGCTTTTGCTCGTTGACATCGTCTCGGCTTCAAAGTGGAGCAATTCTAAGCAGGCTGAATTTTTCGGGGCTACGTTGTTCCCGAATCTCGACATCGTAACCGCTGCCGGTTCTTATTCAGGCTCAGCTTGGGATCGCTACCTCGAACTCCGCCTAAAGGTCATTGACATTGAGGATTCGCTCGCCGAAGATTTCTTCTCGCCGGAACTGATGACCGTCTTGCGCCAAAGGGTATTGGCACATAATTTGAGAACCGTCGACGAAACCGTTGTCTCCGCTATCAAAGCGCAAATTATCGCCGTCATTCGTAGCGAGAATATCAATATGCGGAAAATGATTTACATCGTCAACTTCATCCGCGACAATGCTGACTCGTTCCCCGAGTGGCACAACTCCGACACCGCCAAGCTTTTCTCACCGCCCATCTTCCGCAACAAGAAGGAGTCGCCCGGCTACTTTTTCTAAATACGTCACTGAGAACAGCTCAGTCTCGTTCACACGTTGTTTGATATGATGCAAATAGGTTATGGCACGAAGCGCGGATTTTCCTTTGCAAAGTTAGAATGTGCGCCGGCAGGTCAAGGGCAAAACGTGTATGTCTCGAAAAATCTTCCTCCATGCGGAGCGTATTATTTCGACATACCCTTGACCGCATCAGCCGTCTATGCACATCCTTTGGTTTGCGCGTAAAATCAAACGTGCTTCGGCACATAACTCTTTAAATTATTTGCATCATGATTACATCAAACAAACGCTCAGAACTTCAAAAGGACTTCGCTAACCTCACTGACTATTCGGCTAAATGCCCAAAAGGTTGCCGCTCATTCTTCGCTTTCGTCAGCTTTGAGGACGGTTCGGAATGCCTCTGGTCTAACATCTTCGCTGCCGACCGTGGCATCGCTAACGCAATGGTCATCGAGAAATTCGCTGACTGCTTGCCGTATCTCACTCGCTTCACTCTCCAGGAATCCGACTACTAAACAGTCGCCTCCTTCCGTCAGCGGCTCTCACCCCGAGAGCCGCTTAACTTGTCTTTTTCCGCATAGTCGGTTGGTTGTAGCTTTGCGCTATAATCAACCGATTTTTTATGCAAACAATAAACTTTACCGTGCCGCAAGGCTGGCACGAACTCACTGACAAGCAGCTAAGATACGTTTATCGTTTGCTCGCCGACAACTACGAAATCGACGAGCTGAAAACTCTCTGCTTCCTTCGTTGGACGGGTACCAAGGTCATCGGCAAGCAACCCTCCGAGAAGTATCTGCTACGCCACGATGACTCCTATTTTGAAGTGTCGCCCGTAGATTTTGCCGCGCTACTGCAATCGCTCAACTGGTTGGCAGTCTTGCCGACGGTGCCCATCCGTATCGCTTCTATTGCTCGCCACCATGCGTTAGCGGCTGATTTCCAAGGTGTAGCTTTTGAAAAATTCTTGGTGTGCGAAAACCTTTACCAAGGTTTCCTGAGCACACATCGCGACCAATTCCTCGATGAAATTGGCACGATGCTTTACCAATTTTCTAAGCCTCACACCTTCAATGCTTGGCAACGCATTGGCATATTCTACTGGTTCGCTGCACTCAAAGAGTTTTTCGCATCCCGCTTCCCGGAGTTTCTTCAGCCGCTATCGAGCAGCAATGACAACCTTCTTGGCTCAGCCCCCAACATCGGGGCGCAGCTTCAAGAAGCTATGGATGCCCAAATCCGTGCGCTCACTAAGGGCGACGTAACCAAGGAACAAGAAATTCTTGCTCTCGACACCTGGCGCGCTCTAACCGAGCTAAACGCCCAAGCCAAAGATTATCAAGAACTAAAACGCCAAACAAATGTCTCAAAATAATTGGAACGCCACTGCGTTTTTCAGCAATCTCGTGGCACAAAACAAGCTCGCTCAATCAGAAAACTTCACTTTCTGCAAAGTATCCGGACTTGAAGGCTTCGAGGAAGCGCTTCAACACGTTCAGTCCGCTACTGCTTTTGTCTGCGTCAGCGACATCGCCGACGGCTACACCGAGCTGAATAACACACCTCGCACTCGCCGCATCAAGACCGTTTTCCTCGCCATGCGTCATGCCGTTGACGACATGGATGCTCGCACCGAGTGCATGGAAACCATGCGCGAACTGTTCCGTCAGTTCATGTCGGTGCTCATCCTCGAACGTGTCAAGTTAGAGCAGAACCGCATCTACCTTGACCCACGAATATCGTTCAACGAGATTGACCGCTATTTCTTCTCCGGTTGCGCTTGCGCCTATTTTCAGATAGCAGTGGATATTTATACGGATTTAAGATACAACGAAAATGAGTGGCAAAAGTAACCCCGAAGAGGAACGCCGAAAGTATGTATGGGCTTTCAATGCAACCATGATCAAGATTTGGCGCGAGCAAATTGCGCTGCTCGGTGTCGTTGACACCGGCGCACTTTACCGCTCAACGATTGCCGTGGGTATGCGTGCCGACGGACGCTACACATCCATCACTCTTGAGCAATCGTTCAACACCTACGGTCTATTCCAAGACTACGGCACCGGCTCAAACACGCCTCGCGGCAACCCCGGTGACATTGGGCGCGCCAATCTGCGTAAACGCCGTCGTTGGTTTTCGCGCAAATACTATGCCTCCGTCATGAATCTTCGCGAATTCTATGCCGACAATCTCGGCAAGAATATGGCTGAGACCGTATCCAATGCTCTGACAGCCAACCTCGCTCGCCGCTTCGTTACGTAAACCTTTGTCTTTTCGTTCGCCTTCCGATAGCCATAACTTTGCTGAAAAACAAGCACTGTTATGGCTATTGATACTCAATCACTTTCTCAATTAATCACCGAGTTTCGCTCGCTGACTACCAAGGATTCCATCTCGCCGGAATCTCTCGGTTCTATTCTGCAACGCATCGCCGATCTGCTGGCTACCGCCGGCACCGACGACGATACTACTCAAATCCAGAAGATTCTGGATTACATCACCGACATCGGCAACGTTGTTACCGATGTAACGCAGGGTGCACCGGACCGCAACATGATTGCACTCCGTCTTACAAAGGTCTCACTTTTAGATAGTGCTCAGTCGGCATCCAACTCCATGGTCATCCAGCAGGCTACCACGGAGCGTGCCGGGGCAATGCGTGCCCAGCAGGTCACCGACCTTAATGCCGCCAAATCGAACATCTCCACACTTCAATCGCGCTGCACTTCCCTCGAAACTGCTCTCGATGAGTTACAAACCGCTCTCGATGATTTGCAAACAACCCTCAATAAGAACAAAGTTGTCAAGACGGTTCATCAGATTTCTTGTCGTGTTGTCGATGGGAGGCTTCGTGTGTATGGCGCTCAGGTGCTGACCGCTGCGGGCTATGTGCCATATCTTTTCCGCAAATCGCGCAAGCGCAACGGCTACCGCCATCACGTCCGCACCGACAAGGACATCGACCGTAAATATTGCAGCACCACAAAGGGCTGGCATCTTTACGGCTCTTGCTACGCGCTCCGTCTATCCGGTGAGGAGGTGCAATTCAGCACCAACGAGCACAAAGCTTGGCACAAACCTGCCAATAGTTATTCCTGCGAGCCGGAAACTCTTGTCTGCATCCACACCAATAAAAGCAATGAGCAAACCGTCGCTTGGGGCCGTTCCCTAATCAAATTGAATGATGTGAACAACGAAAAGGGTGCTCACCGTATGTTGCGACTTCGTTTCGGAATCGGCTTTGGCACAAAGCGGACACCGGCATCCGCCACCATCACTCCGGCAAACCTTATCAGTCCGATTGCCGAGTTCATGCTCATTTATGAGCCAAAGGAACAGACGTGGCACTTCGGCAACTGATATAAAAAAAGATAGCCCCTGCACCCAAAGGGAGCAAGGACAGCAATCTTTTAAACGATAGAGATAGCTCCAAACCTGGCAGCATATCTCATAAAAACAGTGCGATAGCCCCTCTGCAAGCCTCATAGAGAACCATGCAAGCATGACTCTAACTACTATCTTCAACGAAACTTTCCACGGAAACCGTAGACTTCTCCGCGAAGAGTCGCAGCGGCAGCAACCACTCATACCATTTGATGCAAATT